TTGGAAACCTTGATATAGTCCTAAAAAGCCGTCTACGATACCTACTACTGCCTGCCACGCGCTGCCGTTTCCTTTCAGTGCCTCGGTAATGCTTTCTACGCTGCTGGCCATACCCTTGATAGCCCCCCAGCCGCTTTTAAGCGATTTACCTACAGACGTGCCCGTTTTCTCTGCCTCTCGCCCTGCGTTCTTAATCGCGTCTGCCTTGGCGTTCCACGCGTCTATCTGCTGGTTAATGGCTGCGGCTTTTCTGGTACTGGCGGTTTGCAGCTGCTTGTTTAGTATCTCGATATTATCGCTAATATCCTTTATGGTGCTTGCGTCATCTTTCCACAGCGGGCCGTTATCTACGGCTTTGCCCGCGTTCTTAATCGCGTCCGCTTTGGCGTTCCACGCGTCTATCTGCTGGTTAATGGCTGCGGCTTCCTCGGCGGTAGCATCTTGCAGTTTGGCTTGCAGTATCTCGATATTTTCGCCTATCTCGCGCAGGGTGGCTGCGTCCTCCCTCCACAGTGGCGTATTATCGTCCGCTGCCTTGCCCGCGTTCTCGATAGCATCAGCCTTTGCCTGCCATCCTGCTATCTGCTGGTTAATGGCTGCGGCTTCCTCCACGCTGGCGGTTTGCAGCTTGGCGCGCAGCACCTCGATATTATCGTTTATGCCCTTTAGGGTGGTGGCCGCTTCGTCATATACCGGGCTGGCCGCTTTCGGTGTCTTGGGTGTAGCCGCCTTGGGCGTGCTGCCAGCGTTCGCGTACTTCTTCTGCGTTTCGCCTAAATCAATCGCCGGGGCTGCTTTCGGTTTTGATACGTTTACGGCTACCTCTACTTTCTTGCCTCCCAGCCCCAGTATGTTTTTAAGCCACTCCCACGCCTCTTTGCACTTCTCTACCAGCCACTCGAAAGCCTTTGCCAAACCGTTCATAATGGCATTAGCCAGCGGCTTGATAGCCTCCCAAACGCCATCTACGATTTTGCGGAAACTCTCGCAGTTATTGTAGGCAGCTGTAATAGCAGCAACTAAACCGCCAACTGCTGTAATGATTAAGCCGATAGGGTTAGCGGTCAGTATCATATTTAACACTACCTGCGCTGCTTTCCACGCGTTTGTAGCGATAGTAACCACTTTCTGCGCAGCCGCTACAGCCAGCGTAGCCACCTTGTTTTTGATAGTGGCCGCGGTGGATGCTATAAACGCCTTGGTGCTTGCGTACAGCGTAGTGGTCAGTGTCTTAATACCGGCTATCAGTGTGGAAACGGCGGCTAACGCTTGGCTGGCCTGCGCTGCCATCGTGGCAAACGGCAGGGCACCGTTTACCAGCCCGCCTATCTGCTCTTTCATATCGCCCAGCGTATTGACTAACTGCTGCTGCTTACCGCTGTCTGTGGCCGCTAATTCGGCGTTCATATTGCCGACATTGTTCTGTATCACTTGGGCCAGCATCGCCGCGCGTTCCTGCTCGGTACCGTACTTGATAACGTTAGCCTCAGCCTCGGTAAACGATATGCCCACGCGCTTTAGCGCATCTACTTGGCCCATCATCGCTTTACCCATCAAATTACCAACCTGCACCGCGTCGCCCGTGCTGGCGTTCAGTCCCTTTTGCTGTGCTAACAAATTGTTCATTGCAGGTATCAGCGTTTCCAAACTTGCCTTTTCATTCAGAAACGTTGCTATCTGCTGCGCCCCGGATAACTGCACCTCATCACCGATAACGCCTATTTCCTGCTGCGCGCTGGCCAGTTCCTTGATGCTCTGTATTTCCGCATCGGTCGCGCCCATACGCTGCTGCATAACGGTGGCTAACTTAGTCTCTGCCACTTCCTGCACCGCGTATGCGTCGGCCAAATCTTTCATACCGCTTTGCAGCTGGCTAAAGCTACGCTGCGCCGCGTCTATGCCGGTAGCCAAAGCCGCGAAATTTATTACATTACCTTTCAGCTGCTGCGCCTCTGATAGCGTGGACGTAATAACCTGCTTTAGCCCGTCCGCGTCCTTGGCCAAATCCTTGAAACTCTTGCTATCGCCGTCCAGCTTGAAAGTAATGCTAATCGTACTTTTACCTGCCATATTCTTTTAGCTTTTACGAATAAACCGCACTAAAGTACCGCAGTAATTTGCGTTACCTCAGTGCGGTTTATTGATCTGTTTTTCTTTGTGCTTTAGGCTTCGTTACCGGCGTTTATTTCTGCCTGCAAATTTCTAAACCAGCTGTTTAGATCTTCTGGGCAAATAGCGTCTGCAAATGCCATAAAGTCCAAATTAAAATCTATACCGTCCGCTGCTGAGGCCGACGCTACACAGCAATACAGATATTTGCACATATCCGTAAAATTGTTTTCAAGCTGTGTAATATCCTTATTTGCAATCTCTCTAAAACGGATCATCGCGCCCATTGTAGGGCGACAAGGGTAAGATACCCCGTTAATAACTACTTCGATTTTTGCCATAATTCAAAACTTATCGTTACTGTTCAACATTCATAAAAACCGCGGCCGCGTCAAGAACCCCCAACGGGCCGCGGTTGGCGGCGCTTGGCTGGTTTGTAGCGCCTACGTGCTTAATCTGTAAAAATGCCGTCTATCGCGTATAGGCCGTTAGCCTGGTACTTCTTAATATCTGTACGTATTTCGCCGTCATCGCCCAGGTATACTTTGTCGTAAACTCCGTTAGTCTTTAGCTGTTCCATATACTGGCACAATCCGTTTACGCCCTCCGGCGTATCGTCAAATCGCGACGCGCTGGAACAATACCCCCGATACGCTACGTTTTTGTATAATTCTGGGTACTTAATACGTAGCCCTGGCGTAGGATCCGGTAAAAATCCGGTGCGGTCGTATACCTCTTTAACGTCAAATTTAGGAATACCCATAGCGTTAAAAAAGCGTGCTACGTCCTTAGATCTGTGCGCAGCTACAAACGTAACCAGGGCGCGCCATACGGCACTATCGGACGAAAGGCGTAAACGGCTACCCACCAACAGACGATCGGCCATATAGTCGCAGTCTGCTATATCTTTCTTACCCTGGGGCGTTGCTGCAAGTTCTGCTAACTTCGCGTGGGCCTGCTTGATCTGTGCGGCGTGCTCGCGCATAGCTTCTACAGTGTTAGCAAACGCCGCTTCTGCTTTGTTCTCCACAGTAACACTACAGTAGGTTTTCAAAAGATCGGCGTAATTTTCTGCTATTGTAACCCAGCCGTCAGCGGCTATAAATATAGCGCCGGATCGCAGGTAAGTAGATAGATCCTTCAAGCCGTCGCCATATTTGGCCAGCTGGCCTATCTTCTTAATAATTCCCAGTTCCTTTGCTATCGCTGCTTCGTTTATTTTTCTATTTACGATAACAGACTGCGACAAATTGCCGGTATCTTTTCTGTCGTATTCGCACGACAAATTAGCGTTTTTAGCTGCCTTTTTAGCCATTTCCAGGCAAAAATAGTCGCGTACTTCTGCCTTTTGGATTATGATCCACAGTAACGCGTTATCCCATTTAAGATTAGGGAATTGGTTTTTTACCACTTCGCCCAGCTCTGTAACCAGGGCTGCCGCGTCGTGGATATTGTTTTCAAGTTCACGCAGCAGTTTATCTTTTACAAAAATTGTCTTTACTTCCATAGTACAGCTGGGTTTTCTACGTTGTTGTATAAATTAGGACCCGCAGTATGTACGCTCTGTACGTTTGCGTTAATCTCGTAATTTGCCGCACTATTGACGCAGGCGTTAATATACGCATCGTATACGTTCTTTGCGGCTTCCTTGCTGCCAAATACCACCCTTATTTTGTCGTCGAAATTCATTTCGGGGCCGTCAAACTTTACGGCGTGCTTCTCTGTGATCACAAACGACAATACTACGGGCTTTGCGTTGGCTTCTTTCTGCGCAGGATATTGTAGGCCCCCTGCTGGCGCAGTTACTCTTATAATCATATCTTTGCTGTATTATGAAATTTTACTACTTAATACTACAGACGCTATACCCGCGCTAATTTCTACGTAGGTACTTCCCTGGCTCATAGCTGCGCGCAAAGTTTCTGCCGCTGCTGCCGTATCTTCTTTTGTCTGGAATAGGATTTTAACCAGATCGAAAGTAATAGCCTGGCCGGTTACTTGGATAGTGTGGGACGCTGCGATATTTACGAACAAATCGCGATCGTCGATTTTAATAACGTCGCCACGCATACCGGTTAGCGACTCTTTGTAAAATGCACCCTGGGGCGCTGTAATCTTTACAAACATAATTCTATACGTTTTTAGGTTCTACAATAGGGCTACGTGCCCGCTTTTCATACTTAAAGCACAACAAAATTACTAAAAAAACCATTATATTACAAGCGTTTAAGCGATTTTTTCGTTGCGGTTTAACTCTTGGATAACGTAGGAAAATAAAGGAAAATAAAGGAAAATACGGCGCTTTGTTGCGGCGTACAAATTTCCATTTCCCAGCCGCTGTTTAGTATTTTTTCTGTGCTTCTGTGTGCAGCTCTACGACTTCGCCCCAAGGGATAGCGGCCGTATATTTTTTTGCTGTTATAATCAAACCATCGGGCTGTACTTCAAAATTTTTCTTTTCGCAGCAGCCGGTATCGCTCTTAAACTTCAAAGCAGCAATTTTGTAAGCTCCGCCGGATCTTGTTTTTACAATTACCAGAGTTACCGCATCCGGTACTGCTTCTATTTCCAGGTTAATAACTGTGTTTATTCTTACAGTCAGGTACAAACTTTCAAATACTTTATCGTCCATTTTCTACAAATTTTTAATTGTTCATAACTCGATATTTTCCAAAAGTTCCGCAAATCCAAAAAATAGCTCGCGGTCTCGCGAAGCTGGGGTTGAGGTTTAACGGGCATACCCCCGATAAAAAAAGTACCCCCCCCTTGCTGGCTTTTATTTTCTGCTGTCGGCTGGCCATTATGCCGCGGCCGTTCTTTGGTTTAGTAATCGTATTACTCGCCGTCATCGTCGGATCCTGGGCCGTAGGATTTTTCCAAATAGTCCAGGTCGTAAACGCTTACGCCGTCGCAGATCTGGGTGCTATCCTCAGCGCTGCTGTCCGTATCTTCCAGGCTGTCGCTACTGTCGTCTGCTGCGGCCCTGGGCTTGCGTGGCTGTACGTTATCCGGATTACGTCGCGGGTGGCGTTTATACATTATATCCGGCTGGGGCGTTGGCTCCCAGTTTTCAAACTCGGCGAACATTTGTTTTATCAAATCTTCATTCCGTTCTAAGCGGCGGCCCTTGTTCTGCTCAGCGTTGTTTACTCGATCTACAAAAACCCTCAGCAGGGCCGTACATATTTCGCACAGATTAACAAACCCGTAGTCCTTGCAGATACGCTGTAACTCGTCGTGGAATACTGGCGTTATTGATACGTTTATACGGTGGCGCATACGATTATATTTTTGCCTTTTGTAAACTAAAACTGGATAAACTCATTTTTTCTATATTCTATACTGTTACGCGTATATATGCTTTTTTGTACACTGTAATACTGTATTTTTATATATTACGATAAAACTATATAGCTATATAGATATTTTTAATTTACATAGTTTACACATATATATTTATTTATAAATCAGATATTTAGCTGCAAACTGACTTGTAAACGTTTACGGCTTAGTTTACATTTGCTTTTTTTGTTGGTTCGTTCGTTGGTTGGTTGTTTGTAAACTCAGTGCTTTTTTACATTTACTTTCCAGGTTCTGTTTACAGCTCATTATTATTTTTTTTTCGTCTGTGTCCGCGTCGCGGATCCTACGCCGGTAGCCACGCTGCAAACCGTACAATTTTTCCGCGTGCCTTGTACTGGTCAGCGGCTGCCATTCAGGAAAATCAGCCATTAGCTTTGCGATCTTTCGCGCTCTGTATCTGTAGTCCTTATCGGCCATATTTGCGCCCATTCTCTCGCAAAGGAACTCTGCAATACAAAAACGTTCGCGCGGTTCTGTTCCTTCGGCATCCAGCGGGTCGCCAGCGTTGAGGTAAGCGCGGCGGCGTGGCAAATCCCAGGTTACCCAGTCGGGCGGCAGCTTCATACATAGGAACTGTCGCAGCAGCGGTTTTGTCGGGTCGTCGCTTTCGTCGCTAAACTCTTCCTGGGTGTCTCGCAGTGCGTCTGCTTGCTCTTTATCCAGATATAGTTTTTCGCCGGCCTTATAATAGTGTACCGCTTCGGCCCAAAGCTGATCGCGCCACAGTTCCAAACGTTCCAGGCGATCGGCCAGCGGTTCGCCGCCGCACAGCTCCGGTATGATCTGTATAACCCAAAAGCGGCGGTTTCCGGTGTCGCCCTTTAGAAATTTATCCTCGTTAGTAGTTCCGCAAAAAACACACTGTCGCGGGTACGGTGTTACGCGTCTGTCGTACGCGGCCCTATAGCTGTCTGCCTGGATGGATAGGAAATTTTTAACGGCTGCTACTTCGCTGCGCTTTATACTGTTAAGCTCGGCCAGCTCGATAATCCATTTACCGCGCAGGCTCTCGCGTCCCTCTTTGCCCTCGATCGTAGTAATACTATCGTCAAACCAAGGGCCGCCCATTATTCTAAACAGACTTGATTTGCCCGTTTCCTCTGGGCCAGTAAGCGTTAGGCAGGTATCGTATTTTATACCTGGCTGGTAGATTCTGGCTACAGCTGCCACAAAGTGTTTGCGCGTGATAGCCCTATTTAGGGCCGTATCCTTAGCGCCCAGCAGCGATATAATAACTTTATCCAGACGCGCGCGTCCGTCCCATTGTAGGCCCTGCAAATATGCCCTTACGGGGTGCTGCTTGTTCTTTAGCGCCACGATCGTAAAAGCGTCGGCCAGCTTATCTTTACCGGCTAACTGGTAGTGCTCTTCCAAGTAGCCGCGTAGGTTCGCATCGTCAGCGTCTACCCACTGGCCAGGCTGCGATCTCCAGGGCAGTAGCCCAGCTTCTATATATTGCGATAATTCATTTACCCAGAAACGGCCGCGTAACTGCGGGTCGTTCTCCAAGATCAAACGGAAATTTAATACTGTGGGCTTTAGTTCGTTTTTCTTTCCGAACTCTAAACCGGTTTTCCACTGGTTGGAGTCCGTTAGATCCACAGCTGCGAAATCGTCGCCGGCACTGTGCAGCAGCGCTATTTTTACTTTGTCGTCATTAGCGGCAAAATCTCGCATAGCTTTATAGGACGGCTGATGCGTAACGTTGTCGGCCCTGCTGCCTATATCCAGGCTGCCAAACTTATGTATACGTACCAGATCGAAAGCGTTACACAGTTTACCGCCCGCGGGGTCGGTTCCGTGGTGGCTATAGGCAAACAGCCCATCGTAACAAACTACGCCGTTAGTGCTTTTGCCCAGTTTGTAACTGTAGCGTCCTTTTGTACCAGGTTTATATACTTCGTCTAAAAACGTTTCTATAGCGTCCTCGATACTGTAGGCCCTGCAAAAAGCGCCTATTATCTTACCGTCGCCGTCGTACTTCTCGCGTGGATCGCCGGCCTTTTTAATCTCTCGGCGCGCCACTGTGTCGCCCTCGCGTATACTACGCGGCCAGCTGCTTACGTCCTGCCAGTCGTCGTACTGTGCTAATATATCGTCTGGGTTTAGCATCTTGCCGGTTTTGTGGTTGCAGTAAAACTCGGCATCACTGGACGTACTGGGCCAGTACATTAAACGGGCTATTTCGTAGGTGGTGTCGTCAAATTGATTTATACCTATTTCGGCCGCGATCCTTCGTGCGATCGGTTCGTACTCATTCGGCGCCATATCTCGGCTGGTCGGTATGATCAGTCTCAGGCGTGGTTTTTCCGGCGTATGTGAGTGCGACGAATAAACCAGCGCCGTATATTCCAGGCTGCTATCTATTTCGTTCCATAGATCCGCTGCCGGCATATTCACAAAATCCAGGTCCAGCGTTAGCATAGACCGCGATATAACGTTTTCTTTTTTGCGTCTCTCGCCGTTTAAGGATCCGGCCACAAACCCGCCTACGTCTTTTATATTACCCTGGGCGTCTTTGCTCATAGCTGCGTACTGGGCGGCTGTTTCTTTCGTGCGTAGCGTCTGCGTGCAGCGCTCCACGAAATCGGGCCACTTGTAGTTAGTCCGTTTCCATTTCTTGCTCTCTCGGCTTTTGCCTACAGATACAACAAATACACGATCTTTCATACGGGCCCAGGTTATTTGCTTAATACGTGTACGACGGCCTGACGCTGTACTTCGTCTACAGTCGCGATACGGTTACTTTGTAATAGCTCGGCTAATTCGGTGCGCTTGAAATAGCAGCGGTTCCCGAAAGGTTTGTAATAGGGTATTTTCTTCTGCATTGTAAGTTTGTACAGATACCCCACAGAAAGGCCCAAAAAGTCGGCGGCCTCTTTTGTTGTTAGCATTTCGTTTGCTCCCATAACTGTAACTTTTAGTGTTCGACAAAATCCGCTTCGCGCGGGCTCTTGCATATCAAAAGCACTGCAAAGTAATATAAAAGAAAAACGCGATATATAACAGCTAAATATCTATAATACAGCAGTATAAATAACTATAATATCTATAAATAAAAAGTCCGTTACCTTAATTGCTACCAGGTTATCCAGCAGCTGTACTGCCGTAATAGGATCCAGGCGCTGCGGCCATTTTGTAACCTCAACGGATAGGGCTATTTTATGCCCGTACAACCGTCGTAAATCACAGCAGTATAATTTATCGCCCTTTCGTTAAAAAGCGAAAATAGCCCCGTTTCTGTGCCAGTCTGGACGCATTAAAAAGAAATACCCCAGCGCCGTAATAGCGTCGGGGTATCGTTCTGTAAAATGTTGTGTTATTATTCGGCAGCCTGGCCGTTTGTTTTTGCCAGTATATCCAGCAGCCTATTTATCTGTTTATCTTTAGCCTCTAACAGATACTGCACCAATTCGGCGTTTAGCCCTACGTTTTGCAGCCCTATTACTGTAGCATTTTCGCCTGTTACGTTATAGGCTCCAACCGCGGCAGCTTCGCCCGTTACGTTATAGGCTCCAGCCGCGGCAGCTTCGCTGTGATCTGTCGGCTGTTCTTCTTCGTCCACGCCGTACAGCTCGCGGAAATAGGCTAAAATAGCCTGCGTTTTGCCGTCCTCTCTAACAAATAGACGCTCGAAAAAATCGGCTAACGTATCGTAGCTTTCTTCGTCGTTGTGCAGCCACTCTGTTACTACTTTCTTGCGGTCTGCAAAATTTTCTAATCCCTGGATCTCGGCCATATACTTTTGGCCCTCTTTGTTAATTGTTACCATTGTTACTAAAATTTATATAGGTTTGTTACAGTTTCTATTTATGATTATTTGCCTATTAGCTCTTTGCCTTTTTTGGTCTGCGCCAGTTGCTCGCAGTTCCTGGATGCTGCTGCCAGGGCCTTATCTATATCGGCCGTATATTGTTTACCCGCTTTGTTAAGTTGAAAATACGACTGCGACAAATTGGGTACGTTCCAAAAATCGGCAAATACTTTCGCCCAGTGCTCCACGCCTAAAAGGTCGTTTAAGGATCCAGCCATATACGCACAAACTACATTTTTAGCAGCGCTTGCAGTCGGTTTATAGTCTTGATCCAAATAGCCAGCTGTTACCAGGCTGTCGAAAGCGGTGCGCGCTCCTGGTGTGTCTTTTATGCCTGCTGGCAGTTCCGGACGTGGGGCGTTAGTACATTTTGTTACTTCGTTTGTTACTCGGTTTGTTACTGGTTGCGGCGCTTCCAGTTCTTCCAGGATCTGCGGGCAGTAACATACTGCCAGCGTGCGTACGGCTGTTATAGCCATAGCCAGGGCGTCTATATATTCCTGGTTTGGTATTCTATTTGCGTAGTTTTTTATCGTTGCGTAAGCGTTGCGAAATCCTGGTGCCCAAAGCTGGGCCGGTAAGCTCCTTATATACGCTTCAAATTCTACCGGATCCACGTATTTACGGTCGTCGCTATCTATTAGCGCGGGATCGTAGCCCTGGGGCTCAAATAGGCCGGCTACAGCTCCGCTTACAGTCTCTAAATAAAATCTATCTACGTTATCCATATTCTACTAATACGGTTAAGTTCTACAATACTAAAAACTGATCCTGGCTAAAATACGCGGTCGAACAAATCTACAGCTTCGTTTTTCTTTTCGTTTACGATCTTCGCATATACCTGGGTAATACTTATATTCGTGTGGCCTAACAGCTTCGACGTGGTGTATAGATCTGCGCCCAGGGTTAGCGACGTAGTGGCGAAAGTGTGGCGGGCTACGTGAAACGTTACCGTTTTGGTTATTCCGGCTGCGGCGGCCCAGCGCTTGAGGTACTTATTTACTACGCAGTTTAGGCGTATATCGTTGTTAAATATAGGCGCGTGCATACTGTCGCCTTTTTTGCGTTCCGGCAAAAACGATAACGCCTGCCGGCTCAGTGGCAAATATAGCGGTTCTTTGGTCTTTTGCATTATGATATTTGCATAATAGCGGCCGTTATTTTCTTCGATATTAGCCCAGGTTATTTGCTTTACGTCGCTGAAGCGCAAACCACAGAAACACGAAAACAGAAACGCCCGTTTAATATGATCTTTTTCTGCTGGCGTGTCGATCAGTGTTTTTATTTCGTCGATTGTTAGGAACGTACGCGTACTTTCTGGACGGTGTGTTTTATCTGTCTTTTCGATTTTCTTAATAGGGTTTATGCTTATAATTTCCTCGCGTACGGCGGCGTTAAGTACAGCGGTTAGCAGCTCAAAGCGGGCGTTAATAGTAAACGCGCTTAGCGGCTTACCTGGGCGCTGCTCGCCAGTTTTTGGATCCGGTTTTAGCTCTACGCGGTAATTACGCAAATACTCGATAAATCCCAGGCAGTAGTCCTTATCTACGTTACGCATCGGTATACGGTCGCCGTACTCTGCCAGGTTGTTAATAAGCGCCTGCATATTGTTTACAGTACCCGCCGTAAATTTTTTACGCTTTTGCTCCTTGCAGATCTGTAGCCAGTCGCACAAAAGTATTTTTGCTTTCGTGGGGTCTACCTTAATTCCGGCCGTGTTGTTGCTCAGCTCGATAATACGCTGCGACTTGATCGCGTTAGCCGCAGCCATTACTTGCTCGTTCTGTACTTTTGCTACTTGTGATTTTTCCGGCACCAGGTACAGTTTAAGAAATTCATAACTTCGTTTGCCGTCTCTGTAAATATCCAGATAGATAGATTTGTTTCCGTTGCTCAATTCCTTGAAACGGATACGTACGGGCTCTTTAGCCCTGGTTTGTTTCTTAGGCCTTGCCATTTTGTTACTACTATTAAATGGTTTGTTACGCCGGCAAAGGTATAAAATGTATTTGTTACTTCCAAGCATTTACGGCAAAAAGTAACAAACGGGTAACAAAATTTAGGCATTTATTCTATTAAGCAGGGAAAAGAAAGGAAAATACCACGCTTTAGTATTTGCGTGGTATTCAATATGTTAGAAAACTTTTGCCTAACAAAATAAGACAAAGGAAAAATTCTCCTATAACTGATATTCAATATATAATGTGCAGTAAGTTGTTTTTATGATAGTTACTGCATGGCAATATCAACCTACTGCAAAGCGGATTCCTAACCGTAATCATTATCGGTGTAAGGGGTTGGGACAGGCTTTATCCTATACCCATATACCGAATAACCACCATTGTTTATGCGTTTCTGTACCCGTTTGAATCCGGCTTTCCGTAACGCTTCCCCCAACCGTTTTTCCGATAATTGCATGGGGCACACATTCCGTAAACAGGTGAGGATTTGTGCCGTTGTCATAAAGAACAGGTTTTCTTCCCCCTCTTCCGGTTTCTTGAAATGCTGCATCAGCATCTCAAACTCCACCGTCTGCACCTGAAAACCTGCGCTGACCTTGTACAGCTCTTCAATCTCCGTATCATTGAACCAGTACCGTACTCCTTGCTGATACAGGTACATGGCTTCGGAATAGACGTTATCCGTAGGGATGGCTTCTGTCCCCGGCTTGTCTATATGCAGGACTTCAAACGGCAGGAAACGCCTGCTGCCCGTGGGGTCGGTCAGAAACTCGTTGCCGTTCACCGATGCCATGAAGCTGGCTAAGTGCGGATATTCTTCTATGTAAATGTCATACGGTCTGCGGTACTTGACTGCCGGGGTAGTAATCAGGTTCTTCAGGGCGTTCTCGTTTTGCTTATTGAGTTCCTTTAGCTGGTCATCTATGTTGATGAACAGGTATTCGGCTATCAGTGTCAGTATGTCCTTTCCCTGCGGGTCTATCTTCCCGGTAAAGAGATAGCTCTTCAACGGCAGGGGGCAAAGGTTATCCAGCCACCATGTTTTGAACTGCCCCTGCCGTTCCCCGGTCAGGACTAAGCAGGTGTGGTTCTGACACCCCGTGTCGTTCATCGCATTGGCTACCACGCCGACCAGCCATTTGGTGAAATATTCCTCCCACTTATCAGGGTTGGCTACCTGTACCGTGCCTAGCAGCCTTTTGATATATCCGTGTTCGGCAGGATTCAGCAGGGGCAGGGCAGTAAGGTATTCCCGTATGGGATGCACTTTCCCGGCAAAACTGCTTTCCAGTATCATGCGGATATTGTCGGCAGAGGTGGTGATGCCTACGGTCGCATCCAGTTCACGCCTGAAAGAGTTCAGGGCAAACTTCGTGACGGGCTGGAACAAGCCGGAGGTATCGGCAGGCTTGTATTCCGTCCGGCTCTTCACGGTGTTAAACCGGAAGTCGTACAGGGTATTCAATTGCCTTTCGATGCGTTCGTTCTTGGACTGCCTGCCACCGATGCGTTCCGCTTCTTTATCTCTTTTCTTTTTCATCGGGAAGTCTGTTGGAAGCCGGGACATATTGCTGCTGCATCCACCGTTTCAAATCGTCCGCATCGAAACGCAGGGTGCGACCACGCTTCACGCAGGGTATCGCCCCGGTACTGGCTAAATAGTAGAGGTAATTGACCGAATACCCGGTTATGCTGCTGGCTACGGATATTCTGACTAAAACGGGTTCTTTGCCGTCCCGTCCTTTGGGCTGTGCGCCGACTACGGAGAAAATCATCTTTTCGATGTTTTCCAGCCGCTTGAAAATTTCTTCAAATGGGATTGTTCATGGTGCTTTGTTCTTTGAATTAGCACCACAAATAAAATAAGAAAAATTGGTAAAAAACAAAGTGTCAAGCGTTTGGAATCGCTTTGCGCTGCTCTGCACCGTATTAATATAGGCTATCTGAAAATGTTGTGTGTGCTTCACCTTACTTATATGGGGAGAGCAAAGAAAAAGGGCTTATTCCCATCATCGTTTTATCGGGCTGGGACATTTGAGGAATTCTAAGGACATCTGAGGACAGGCAGTAACAACCTGTTATCCTGACCTGTATATTTGCAACGTATAAGAAAAACGGAGTAATAACAAAAAATATCAGTATATGGAAATAGTAACGATTGAAAAGAAAACATTCGAGTTGTGGAAACAGAGGTTTGAAGGTTTTGTGGGGCGTATGGATGCGCTTTGCCTGCCTTTGCGGAGAAAGCAGGACAAGTGGTTGGATAACAGCGAAGCTTGCCGCCTGCTGAATGTTTCCTCCCGGACGATGCAAACCTACCGTGATACGGGCAAACTGCCTTACTCGCAAATCAACAGCAAAATTTATTATAAGGCTTCGGACGTGGAAACCTTTATACTCAACCAAGTAAAGAACACCCCTAAAACATGAATCTTATGGACTTGATAACGAAAGATTCGGAAACTACGCAGGTATTGTTTTCATCCCTTGACCGGGTTTTGGAGAACGTGGAGCATATTGTCACCAACTACCGTCCGGTGCTGAACGGTGAACACTACCTGACGGGGGAGGAAGTCTGCCAAAGGCTGTGCATCAGCAAACGGACTTTGCAGGATTACAGAGATACAGAGCTGTTGGGCTACGTGCAGCTTCCGGGAAAGATTATCTACCGGGAAAGTGACATCATGGAATTGCTGGATAGGCATTACCGGAAATGAAATCTTGAAAACGGGTATTCTGGGTGCATTGATTGATTAAAAGTTTGTAATTTCATTTTTGTAAGACTGTAGTTCTCAATAAAAAAGTGCTTGAAAAGATAATATACTTGATAGATGTGTTATTATATTTGACTATGACAAAATAGTTTATAAAGAATAAAAGAATCAAGGTGAAAGCTACTATTAATGTGTCTTTAGAGGGAATAGTAAATAAAAGGATTATTTTGATTGTTATTTCAGTATAGAACACTAACTTTGTGATTATTATCTAAAATTATAAATATATAGACATATATGATACAAGCGCCTAGAGGCATGAGCATAATGGAAGCTTATGAGATTTATAGAAGTGATAAATTCATAGTGAACAGAACCTATCAACGAAAGTTAGTTTGGTCTATAAAAGAAAAACAAGCATTGGTTGATAGTGTATTGAATAAATATCCTATACCATTGATTCTGTTAGCGGAACTTCCTGGAGGAAAATATGAAATTATAGATGGGATGCAACGTCTTAATGCTTTTTTTGGATTTATAGAAAATCAGTTTCCAATATTGTACAATGGTAAGGAATGTTATTTTCAGGTAGACGATTATACTTATGCTAAGACAGTATTAGAAAAAGGACTATTTATAAAAAAGAATGATGTGGAATTTGTTTCTCAGAAAATGGTTTCTGATTTTATTTCATATCAATTCCCAATAACGATATATCAAACAGATAATGAGGAAACTATTAATGAGACTTTTAGGAGAATAAATGCATTTGGACGACATCTTTCAGATCAGGAAGTGAGACAGGCTGGAGTTATTAATAATTTCACAACATTAGTTCGTGAACTAAGCTCTGAAATACGAGGAGATGTGTCAAATACGGTTTTGTTATTAAGCAAAATGCCTGAAATTAGTATTGATAGTAATCAGATAAAATTAAATTATGGTATAGTTGCAGAGGATACATTTTGGTGTAAGCAAGGGATTTTGAATACCTCTCTTTTACGCGAGGGGGAAGATGAACAGATGTTAGCGGATATTATACTTTCTATTGCAATAGGAAAGCCTTTTCCTGCTAGTAAGCAAATGTTTGATAATTATTATGGAAAGGGAGAAAAAAATTTAAGTTCTGAAATTGAAGTAAAGATAAACACGATAGGCAGTGATAATCTTAAAAAAGATATAAAAACTGTATATTCGACAATTGTCAATTTCACGGAGTCTTATCTTGAAGGGAAAAAACTGAAAAACGTATTACATTCAAAAGCGAAAGGAAATCCTGTTAAAGCTGCTTTTTATACTCTTTTTATGGCTTTCTATGAATTAATGATTAAAGAGGGAATGGAACCATTTAATTATGACAAGATAGTAGAAGCTATAACTGATTTGCATCCTAGACTGAAGCAATCTGCCAATTATACTAAGACAGAGGACAGAATTAAAAATATCAATATTTGCAAAGGTTTAATTAGAGATTATTTTAAGAAAACAGATAATGTATATCGTAGTGCAGGTTCATGGACAATTGATTTTCAGAATTATTTAATGCGTTCAAAAGTAGAGGCTGCAAATTATGATTTCAAACAAGGATTGTATGATTTGAGTGATAAGACACGGAAATTTAATGATAAAACTTTTGAAGATAAGATTTTATGTAACATTGCAGCATTGGCTAATTTAGGGAAAAATAGGACTGGATTCTTGTTTATTGGAGTTACTGATAAAGAAGAAGATACAAAACGTGTTGAGAAGTTAGATAAATTAAAAAATGTTCCTAGATTTCATAATTTTGGAATAGTGGGGCTAGAAAGAGAGGCTGTTTTGAGAGGTGTATCACTTGATGAATATATAGCAATGATAACCGGCAAGATTTCTTCCTCAATGCTACCTGGTTGGCTAAAAACACAGGTGACTAAAAATATAACTCCTGTGACATACTATAGCTATACGGTATTATTAATTCCTGTAAAAAGTGGAAATGCACCAGTTTTTTACAAAGATAAATTATATACTAGAGATGGAGCTAATTGTAAAGAAATAACAGGAGCACAAATTAGTGATGTTTATGATTTATTCAAATAATATCTTTTGTTATCCATAAATTCTGAGCAAAATCAGAATTTATGGATTTATTATTATGAGAGGAAGTTTTCAACTTTTTGCATATCTTTCAAGATGGATTGGTCTAATACCTTTGCATAGTGTTGTGTCATTCTCGTAGATGAATGCCCCAGCATTTTAGCCACGTTCGGCAGTGACACGTTGTTAGCCAGTGCGATAACCGAAGCGAAACTGTGCCGGGCTGTGTGCGTGGTCAGGTTCTTTCTGATACCGCACAGGTCGGTAATCTCTTTCAGGTAGCTGTTCATCTTCTGATTGCAGGGAACGGGCAGCAAAGTTCCTTTATCCATGCAGTAGGGGTTATCCTTATACTTTTCAAGTATCTGTTTGGGAATGCTCAAAAGTGGGATGTTGCAGATATTGTTTGTCTTTTCACGGGGTTTTACTATCCACAGGTTGCCGTTGTTGTCCTCTGAAACGTGTTCGGGGCGCAAGTTATACACGTCTATGAATGCCAGCCCGGTATATACGCAGAAGATAAAAACATCCCGTACCAGTTCCAGCCGTTCAATCCTGAACTCTTTCTGCCATATCCGGTTTATCTCGGCTTGGCTTAGGAACTGTTTGTTTACCTCCACCTCGTGAAACTTGATTCCGGCAAACGGGTTCTTTGTCAGCCACTCGTTGGCAATGGCAAGGTTTATCACTTTCTTAAAACATTTCATGTACCGGATAACGGTATTCTGTGCGCAATGCTTCTCCGTCTTTAGGTATAAATCGAATTTGCGTACCAGTTCCCCGTTTACCTCACGCAGTAACATATCATCTACCTTGTAATCCCGTTTAACCAGCTCCATGAGGTATTTAAGGCAATTGTCGTAACGTCTTACGGTGATGTCGGCATAGTCCGTCCCGATTAGCTTCCGGCAGTTGTCGTTATGCTCCTTGAATACATTATACAAAGTCTTGAAAGTTTCGTCCTTTCCCTGATAGCGGTTCACTATGGCACGTGCGGAGATAATCTTTCCCTCCAATTCCAAGTCTTGGTAAATCTGATAGAATTTCACACGCAGGGCGTCAATGTAATGGTTAAGTTCCACGGAGTTTCGGTCTTTGCCTGTCGATTTCTCTTTTTCCTGCGACCAGAGTGGGGCTTTTACGCTCCGCTTTAGTTGAAGTTCCACGTATAGGCGGTCATAAGTGACACGCACACGCACGGGTGCTTCCCCGTTTTTTAATAGTTTGCTACGCTTGATGAAGAACAACACGCTGAATCTTTTTCTTTCCAT